CCCTTCGTTCCCTTGACATTCCGTCAATTCATAAGTTCACAGTAGGTTTCGACAATATCTTTGACGAACTACAGCGTGTAACTTCACAAAACAGGGACAACTATCCCCCATACAATGTAATCAAGCACTCAGACGATCAGTTCTCTATTGAACTAGCCGTTGCCGGATTCCATGATGGAGACATTGATGTTGAAGTTGAATCGAATCAACTTACCATCAAGGGTGTGCAGGCAATAGAACTACATGAAGGACAAGAGTTCCTACATCGTGGTATCTCAGCCCGCAACTTTGTGCGTACATTTACTTTAGCAGACCATGTTGAAGTGACTGATGCACTAGTGGCGAATGGTATTCTTACTATTTCGCTTGAGCGCAAGATTCCTGAGGAAAAGAAACCCAAGAAGATTGCAATTTCTTTTAATAAATAATATAATGTAGTTTGTTAGTAGGCGGTATGGTGCCGTCTACTAACTCTATTAAAGAGGTTAAAAATATTATGGCAAACGCAGATACTAAAACTAAAATTAAGCCCAACGTGAGTTTACAAGAGCCACCTCTGTTTAAGATCATCTATATTAACGATGACCACACAAGCATGGAATTTGTAGTAGGATCACTAGTAGAATACTTCCACTATAATCCGGACACTGCCTCAGCAATCACGGTTGACATTCACGAAAAGGGTAGTGCAGTTGTTGCTGTCTTGCCTTACGAGATTGCAGAGCAAAAGGGCATTGAGGTCACACTTGAAGCACGTGCGCAAGGATTTCCGCTTCAAATCAAAGTAGAAGCAGAATCAAACTGATATTGTAATGCGTTTAGCCCAGTACGGGTTAACATGTAGATATGGGTTGTTGATATAATTTATGTCATCGATGTAAGTATCAGCAGTCTTATCGTAGGAGCCAAATACCCAATGACGAACTTTATGTTCGGTATCACTTATTAATGATGCACATAAGGGTATTTGGCTATCTACTATTTCAGGTGTTTCCCTAAAATATAGTTCACTAGACGGTACAGCATTAGATACTACTATAATTCTTTTAACATCTAAGTGCTTTTGAAGTTTTTCAATTGACTTATTCAAATAAGCCATATCTTCAAATCTAGCGGCAGTGTACGAAATATCTCTTAGAGTATTTGTATTACCCGCATTATTCCATCCATTTGCACCGATGATGGCGACCCCATCAATGATTACTACATTGTGATGTAGTATAACCACATTTCTTATGGGTTTTAATATTTCTTCTAGTTCATCGGTTCTATTATTGATATCGTTGCTATCTTGATATTCAAGCATTCCAGGAACGTAAAATACCCCCTGATAGAATCTACTAAGATGGGCTAAAGTCTGTACAATAGTTCTAGAATCAGAACTTACATTCCCTGCAACTAAGCAATAAAGACTAGTTGCTTTGCCTTCCCAGTTAAAACTATCATCGGGGGATAGATTAAGGTCGCTTACAATGTCGAAGCCGATGTCCTGCATTTATATTATTTTACTACAGTCATCTTTGGGGCTTTTGGCTTTCTTGGTGCCTTTGGCTTAACTGCCTTTGGCGCAGCCGGTGCCCTTGGTTTTCTTGCTACTTTAGCCTTAACCGGTGCTTCCTCAGCCTTAACAGTTTCAACTACTACAGGAGTCTCAACAACGTGTACGGGTACTGTTTCCGTACTTGTTGGTAATTCTACCTTAATAGGCGCTGGGGCCTGTTCTTGCTTTGGGGCTAAACCCAATACTCGCTTTAAAAAGTCTAACATTTTGATCTCCTAAAATAATATTTATCGGTTAAAGTACCCTAACTTTTTTTCCTAAATAGATGATAATTTAGCGCAATAATGTAACAATAAATAGAATAACCGGAGACGATATGAGTTCCAAAAAACTAAAAAAATACATGGAGTTAGAACTTCCTAGTTTAGCATTCCAGCGTAAACAGAAGTATAGAACCGACATGAAAGAAGTCAAACATCTATTCAGATTGTTAAACAAGACTATTTTTGATAACAAACTCCCCGAACCTAAGTTCATTATTTTCACTAGGTCCAGAGACTACTGGGGTCTATGTGAAGCAAAAGATTTTACCCCCGCATTACATACCAAGCATTCTGATGTAACCATTCATCTATCAAATAAATGGTTTTGCAAACAATGGCTCATTGATGTACTAGCACATGAAATGTGTCATCAATATCAATGGGATGTTTATAGTAGGCAAAGAATGAAGCGTGGACAAGAGCCTATTATGAGTCATGGTCCAAGTTTCTATCTATTCAGAGATAAATTAGCAGAAGTAGGAATTTCACTTAAACGTCATCATAGAATGCGCAAATGGTTTCTCCATCAAAACTTCTTTAAATGCTAATTTGCATAAATACTTTTATGCGTGACTTACTAGATATCATTAAACTAATTGAAGCAAAAGAAGAAGGGGATGTTAGTTCCCTAAAGAAGGCCATTGCGAGCCTTTTAAAAGATACCGAAGAGGGTAGTGTTCTAAACCAAGTTCTCAAAGTATTACAAGCAGGTAACATTGATGAACGTATTGCAAAGATTGTCGGTACTGATGCTGATGCAAAGCAGTTTATTACTCAAATCACTGATGCTATCATTAAAAGTGACGCAAGCATTGAACAAAAGAATGCATTCTTAGAAAAATTTCCAAAAGGAATCATTAATGCTAAAACACTAGTTGATGGTGATGAGCATTCATTTGAAGAGTTAGTTGGTGCAGGATTTCCCACTGAACTACTTAAAGATTTAAGTGTACGTTTGACCTCACAAGGTGTTGGTCCTGGCGAAGTTGCACTTGCTATCATGAGTCCAAATATTAAATGGAGTGGTCGTGAAGTTGGTGGTGGAGACATTCTAGTTAATGGTAAACCAGTTGAAGTTAAGACTAGAGTAAGTTCTGGTGGACGTTGGTTAAACACACGTAAGTCCAATATGAATTTACCTGCTATCAAACAGGCCATTGAAGAAGCCACTGGTTTTGATGTTCCCGCTCGTTTAAGTGTTGACAACTGGGTCAACGTTTATAGACCAAATATTGATCCTAAAACTTTACCTAAGGTAGCGCAAATTATTGCTGATGGTGTGTTTAACGGTGTACCAAATAATGACTATAAAGAAATGTTAATGAAGGGTGATACGCAAGATATCATTGACGAACATTTACGCACTGGTTATGAAAACTACAAAGCATTATCTGGATTTGAAGGTCTGATGCTAATGGATCTTCCAACAGAACGTATTCAATATTTTACTGAATACGATGATATGGCTGATCTAATCAAAAACGATTCTGTGTACATCTATGCACCAGAAGCAGAAATGATGCCTAAGGTCGCACTAGCAGGTGGCGGCAAGAGTGTTGCTAGTAAAGGTTCTAAAGAGCCTGCAGGTAATGAAGGTCCTGAAACAACCGAAAAAGATTTCCTAGACAAGTCTGCCGAGATTGCAGGTAAAGCAACTAAAACAGTTAAATCTGTTGCTTCAAAGGCTGCGTCAAAAATGGGTGACGTTGGAAGAAAATTACGTAAGGTATAAAACTGACTATATATTTCTATGTACACTGAATTGCACATAGAATATGTTAGCCCGACAAATAGTGTCGATCCACTTACATTAAGATACAAACTTAACAATTTTCCTATTGTTCAACGATGGGCTAATAGATTAGTGGAAGCATTAGCACGTGACATTCCAATCGATGATCCAAAACGTTTCTATGGTTTTGATGATTTAGAAACTGAGCGTATCAGAGCAGTAACAGCAATAAATCAATGTTGCGAAACTATTGACAACTATGCACCAGGTATGGTAGGTCGAAGAATTGATGTGAATCATATTGACCAAGATACACTTAACTATCTGCACAACATCTTTGAAGTATATCACGGAACATTGAACACTCCTCATGAGTTTTTTAATAATGCTCCCGATGATGTTAAAAAAGCCCTAGCACAATTAAACTTAGAAGTACATAGATGCGAATCTATGGCTGAAGGATCAGTAAGACGAATGCTACCGACTCATATGGTAACGTTTTATGGATTAGAAAAAAGTGAAGAGTTTACTTTAGAACTTGAAGACTATCAGCATTTTAATGATATGTTCGAGTTTGGAACATTGTATTTGCTCTATACAGAAATTGGTAAAACACTGCAAGATTTAGCAATCGATGATGACCATCATGTTCAGGCCGATGCATACAAACCTTTTAGACATTACAGTGCCGATTTTGTAGTTAGGATGTATGGACTATCTCATCAAACATGGTTAAGTATGCGTAAACTATACAAGAAACATTACGATGCGAATGAATCATATTATTTGGAACAAGGTTTAAACTATAGTCATCCATATAATAGACCAGGAAATATTCCATTAGCAAAGTTAATTAATGCTCCAATGAACGTAGTTGAAGAACTTGCTAAAAGGCAATTTGTGAAAACGGTAAAAATAATCTAACCATAACACTTGCTTTTCTATTAAAGTTAGTGTATTATTAAACTCTAGACAATTATACAAAGGATATTCAATGAGCCTAGTTCCAATCGTACTTGAACAAACTTCACGAGGTGAACGTTCATACGACATTTACAGTCGCCTACTTAAGGATCGTGTTATTTTGCTTGAGGGCGAAGTGCATGACCAAATGGCAAATCTTATCGTAGCACAACTTCTATACCTAGAAAGCGAAGACGATACTAAGGACATTTATCTTTACATCAATAGTCCTGGTGGTAGTGTCACTGCTGGTATGGCTATCTATGATACAATGCAATTTGTTAAGCCCGACATTACAACTATTGTAATGGGTCAAGCATGTTCAATGGGTTCACTACTAGCACAAGCAGGTAGTAAGGGCAAGCGTAAGATGCTTCCTAATGCACGACACATGATTCACCAACCAAGTGGTGGCGCACGTGGTCAAGCAACTGACATGGAAATTCAAGTCAAAGAAATCTTGGCTATGAAGAAGTCACTCACACAAATCTATGTTGACCACAATAGTGCAGGCAAGAGTTACGAAGACCTTGCTAAAGACATGGAACGTGATTACTTCATGTCTGCACAAGAAGCATTAGCATATGGACTTGTGGACGAAGTTATTACGAACCGTGGTTGATGAAGTTTTTAATTCTCTCGGAGAACAGTAACGGTACATGGCCCCATCTACATTTTCGTAGTATGGGTTCGTTCGAACTCCGACGTAGAATTGAAAATAGGGGACACAGTGCAACAATCATTGATTGGTTTACGCACTGGTCAGAGGGGGAGTTGAAGGGAGTTATTGAGAAAATATTCATGGGTGAAACTGATCCTGTGATTGCTATCTCTACTCCCTTCAACGCTATCGATGTTTACAACCTAAGGCCTGTTCTTAAATGGGCCTTAGAAAAATACCCCAATATCAAAATCATTCATGGTGGTTCACGCAATTATGATGAAACACTTAGCGATATAATCAATGTGTTCTTTTTAGGTCGTAGCATGGAAATATTCGATGCTTGGTTAGATAACAAAGATTTAACACCTTACACTGAACAAATTAATCCACTAGTATTGGCAAATCACAACTTCAATGAAAAGATTGACAATCCAGTAGTACCTATCATTAAAGATGATGACTGCTTATCTAGTAAAGATATCTTAGGGTTTGAAATTGGTGTTGGTTGTAAGTTCAACTGTACGTTTTGTAACTATGAATTACGTAATGCAAAGATTACTAAACTTGCTGATCCATTGGAGTTGCGTAACTATTTTCAAGAGGCATATAGTAAGTATGGTGTTAGTAACTTCTTTGCCAGTGATGATACACTAAACGAGACAGATGAAAAACTAGAAATTGTGTTAGAAGCAATGTCTGGTCTAAACTTTCATCCTGAGATTACAGCATATGCTAGACTAGACTTAATCACTAGCAGAAAGCAACAGTTAGAGTTACTAGGTAAAATTAAGTTTCGTAGTTTGTTTTTTGGCATCGAAAGTTTCAATCCAGAAGCAAGCAAAGCAGTTCGCAAAAAGAGTGGCTTCGGTAACAACTATGAAACACTAAAGAACATTAGAGATATTAGTCCTGATACTTATACAGTTGG